AAATTATTATTATATAAAAAAAAATATAATTTTATTTTTATAAAATATAAAAGTAAATATTTCAAATTAAATCTCATTAATTGAAACCACACAGCACAGCACAGAACAATAAGCATAATGGCAACATACACCAACAAATCTTTTATCAAAGACGATGACTATGAAACGCCAAAGGAAGTATTTGAAAAAATAGTTCCGTTTATTCCAAAAGATAAAATTATTTGGGAGGCGTTTTATTGCAATGGAAAAGCAGGTACATTCTTATCTGATTTCGGATTTGATGTAATTCATAAACCAATAGATTTTTTCACACATAATGAAGGCGATATAATCATCAGCAATCCTCCATTTTCTCTCTGTAAAAAGATTATGCCTAGGTTATTTGAACTAGATAAGCCATTTATGCTCATTATGCCAATCTCCAATATAGCTAATAAGTATATGGATTGTTTTGAAGATAAAATACAAATTATTCGAATTAGTGGACGAACAAACTTCTTGAAGAATGGTATACTAACAAAGAATGTAAATTTCGTTTGTTGTTGGTTTTGCTATAAAATGAATTTACCTAAAGACATATTATGGATCTAATTGGGAAATGGGAGTTGAGAAGTGAGTTACATAATTATATATTGAAAAAATAAATCAAAAAAATATATCTAACCAAATTACTATAAAATTCTACATATTCTAAATCTGTATACTCTTCTCAGTTTCCCATTTCCCAATACTCAGTATCTAGTCCATAATTCTTTCTTACAATATCTACATGTACATTTTTCATTATCCAAACTCACCAGCTGTTGATAAGATCTATACTTGCTTTGTAAAGGCGCCCATATGCATGTAGTTTGAAGCATAAAGCATGGTATCAACGCTGGATAGTATTCCACTCTAGAACCGAGTGCTATACACTTTTGCTTTACCTCGTTGATGACTGCTTGCTTTTCATAGTCATATTCTGTGTGTAAATAGGACATGATTGTATTCCATGGTATGTATGGAATAAACATTTATATACTTCATCATATATAATAATGTTTATTTTTAATTCATATGATATCAAAAACAAATTATTACAAGCTGAGACAAGCGTACTGCGTCATAAGAATGATACACATTCAGGCGATCGATACTGTATTGTATTGTACAATAAAAATATGAATTATAAAAATTCTACATGTTGTACACGGAGTATTGCAATACAGGATCACCCGTACATTAACACAAATTATATGAAGGTGTCAGATAATAAATCTGTTGATACATTAAGAGGTGAGTTGCTGGATATTTTAGATAATACTACATTTCATAAAGACCGATGCACGGTGAGTGATTCCAACGCTGGACACAGTAAGTATGGTAAAGATACTGGACAATTCTTATCATTTGGTATGACCGCTTCTCGTAAATCTAGAGAGACTCGTGCCGAGTCTGGACTCTATACAAGGCAGAGTGAAAATATGAATAATAGTAAATATTCTAAACTATATACTATTTTTTGTGAGTATATTAATGGATTACATCCAAATATATTTGGATCTGAAAGTATATATTCATCGTGTATCATTGCCAAAAACTCGCAGTGTCAATGGCATATAGACAAGTTTAACATAGGTACTGCTTGCTTGTCGTGTGTAGGCAACTATACAGGAGGTAATCTTTTGTTAGAACATCGTACAGATTTTTGATCATTACTTAAAGAAAGTAATGATATTGCTCATACTTTATACTTTTTATAATTTGCCCGAGTCACGCATGTCAGTCACACATTTGTGATGTGATGGTATGTATTATATTAAGCATGTGTCAGATTTCAGGTAAGCCACATGTCAAATCGGAAGCAATACACTCTATACACTGAGGATTATTTCGATCTGGTAGTAAATCGGCTGTGAATGGATTTCGAATACACTCGCAACAATGGTATACGCCACTTGTTGCGATACAATCAATACACGTCGGTGGCTGACCATCTGGTAGTAGCTCAGCTGGAAATGGATTTCGAATACACTGGATACATTCAACTTTCTCAACTTTCTCAACTTTCTCAACTTTCTCAACTTTCTCAACTTTCTCAACTTTCTCAACTTTCTCAACTTTCTCAGGAATTTTCTTGAGCTCCCGTGGAATCTTAATTTCACGAAAAACCCACGTCATACATGCGCGGTGATTCATTTTGTAATACTCCATCCAGATTTTCCCCTTAAGTTTTTTCGGCTTGTGTGTGTAAATTTTGATAGGCATATTTTTGGTTAGCTGGTGTTCAATTTATTTTGAATAATGACCGTATGACGAGCCGGTCGACTTTTATATTTATAAAAAAAAGAGCTCAAACTTTTATTTTTATAAAAAAAAATATCTAACCCCTCTATTGAGCGCAAGCGAACCCTGCTTAATTGTAAACAATTAAGTCTTAGAACATAGTTCTAAGCAGGGTTTCGTTTGCACTCAATAGAGGGCTTAGATATTTATTTTAGTAAAAATAAAAGTTTGAGCTCTTTTTTTTATAAAAATAAAAGTCGACCAGCTCGTCATACTGGTCATTATTCAAAATATTTGAACACCACAAGCCAACCACAAGCCAACCACAAAAACTATGTGTAAGATGCAATACATTATCGGAACTCAGGGTATGACAAAAAACACTCAGTGTGCAATGTTTCAACAAAGAATGAAGTGGACAAGGGAAAAAAGTGAGCCCTTCCGTAAAATACGCGCTACGACCACTAGAGAATTGTTTGGTGAACGTATGAATGCAGTAAAGCTCTACAACAAATTTCTACTATGCGCAACTTATAATAAATGGCGAATGCAGTTAATACAGGGTGAACTATCTGAACACTTTGAACCATCTGCTATCAAAATACAAGCACTGGTACGCGGAAATAATGCACGCTGGCGTACTCCATGCTTTACTTGGAAAGATTAGATTATCTATTTATCCCGAATGTCGCTTACCAGTCACACAGTTGTACTGCCAGCTGTGAAATATAATACCAAATGGACAATATCAAAAATTATTTTTTATACTCATGCTCTTTAAGTACTCATGCTCTTTAAGTACTGAATTATACATTCGGTTCTCTATGTAAAATAAGTGATGTACTTCCATCTTTGTGCACTGATACTCTTTTAATATAATCTCTATACCTTTCTAAAAATAATTCTATAATTTCTTTCTCTTTCTCGGGTGTACGATACCCGAAACCACCCCCGGCATTCTTTGGATTATATGGTGTAGAGAAAGCAAAATGATTCATACGTAAAACTTTATAGTCTCGTTTATAAAATTCAATCGTTCGTTGAAAATCCATTTTGTGGTCAGTAAATTGAGTATCTAATATAACACGTTGATTGATAATAAATGTTAATGGATCATGTATAAATCTTAGATCAGTTGTAATCGCTGGCTGTGTTACCATCGTCAAAGGGTAATCAGTAGGGTACACGCCTCCTAGATTGCATGCATTTTGCTCCATCAATTCAAACGTATGTTTGAAAAAAGCGTCAGCGTCTGGCACTGTGATACGTTTTGCACTTGGTGGCTCAACATATAAAATTCGATTGATATCATCATGCATCATTACTATCTTTTTGTTGATAGGGAAGTAATCGGCTACGTGATTCACTGTGGCAAGTAGACCACACGGTGTACGTAGTTGGGCTAACTCTGGAAATTCTTGCTTATAGTGAACAGCATCTTCGTTGGTTTGAATTAACAGAATGACTTTTCCCTCTAATTTATACGGCTTGATAATACGCTTGTATGTTTTTTTCTTGAAATACTCCGCTCGCTTGTACGTGGGTATTGCTATGATGTAATCAATTGTACATATATCCATTGTATTGTCTGTTCAGCTGATATTATTATATCTCGTCGCGTCCATCAAGTGGGTTTGTCGTATTCGCACGTACTCCCGTATGCTCCAAGTTTGCAACCTTGAACTACCGAGCTATGCCATATGAGTTTATCACTTGATTTTCACACTGCTTCACATCTATTATTATACACACACTATTATACACACTATCCGGATTTACACTACTATATACACTAACTACTAGTAAGGGATTGCACGAGGTGGCTTTCGCTTGTTAAGCTACTTGCTCTGGCATCATCAGGATTGTGTATTCACAAGCAATCGTTCTTCTTTTACGAACGTCGCACCCTCACATGATGTAGTAAAGTGTTCAATTCTTTTAAGTGCTAAATACGAGGTGGGGTGAATAATGGGAAATGGGAAACTGAGACGAGTATACAGATTTAGAATATGTAGAATTATATAGGAATTATGTTAGATAGATTTTTTTGATTTATTTTTTCAACATATAATTATGTATCTCACTTCTCAATTCCCATTTCCCAATATAACTCAAATAAAAAACATGTCGAGTTTAGACTTTACAAATAAAATGTTGGTTGAATGATAAACAAGATGCCCACTAAATCCGAATTAAAAGATGAATTTCAAGAAGTAATTACGAAACTTTTAGGAAAAGGTAATAAAAAAGGACGCAGAAACACCACGGTAAATGCTTTGATTGACTTATATAAATTTAATCCAGATACTGCTACTGGTGAAAAGTATGATAAATTGATTGAAAAGCTTGAAAAATATTCTAAAAAAACAGCTGGTAATAGTGCATTATTTAAAATACCAACAACACGAGCTGACATTAATCGATTTATTGAACAACAAATTTTACCTATGAAAGACCCTGATACATTCTCTCAGTCTGTCGAAGATCTATTACAAATCCCGAGCTCTCCAACTGAACAATCTACAACAACAACAACTCGTGCGGAACGTGAAATAGAAAAAGGACGAAATGAAGCACGTGATACTGCATCACTCAGAGCATTACAAAAATTGAAAGATAGTGGTGCTGGTGCTGGTGCTCAAGAAGAAGAGAAAGAAGATGGGGGAGCCGTCGCTGGTGCTGGACTTGGTGATAGTTCAGGTATTCTAACTCAAAACATTCAAATAAATCCATCAACAACAACTACTGAAGGTGGTGAACAAGGATTCGGTCTCACTCGAGCTGATCGTGTAGCAAATAATGCATACACTATACCGGAACCATCTTTAACAATTCAACAAACTAAAGAACGATATGTTAGACCTGAAGTATCTGTTGAGCAGGGATTACAAACCGTAAATTATAAATCAAGTAGTGTTGATGACGTAAAGCGTAAATTTGCTCAACTAATCAGTGCAGAAGAGGACTATGATGATGCTCAAAATGTTGTTCGTTCTGGAAGTGATGCAGTGTATACTACTCAAATGGATGGCGATCAAATAGCCGATCTGGGATATGTTCCAGATCCGGTTGCACAACAAAGTGCTCAAAATTTGCAAACTGTTGAGACTTTAGAAGCTCAATCCATTCGTTTAGCAAATTCTGCATCAGCTGGGAACAGAGCTTCATCAAACATGATGCAAGATGTTTATGGCGTAATAAATAATGAACTTCGATCTGTAGCACGCAATACAGTAGAAGGATTGATTGACGCAAATTTGCCAAATACTCGAGGATCGATTGATGCTATGTTGCCGGTTGGGGAACGTGCTCAGGCACGTGCATATATTGAAGCAGACATTGGTATACCAGTCATAGAAGAACCTTTACCAGCTATTGAAGCATCACTCGATAACCTGCCAGACATTGTGAGAAATGAATTACGAAGAACTAATCAGTCAACTGCACAAATTAATAGAGCAATTGGTCGTGATAGTATAAGACTGACAACTGGACTGTTAAGTGGTGATGGGGTAGATGTTGGTACTCAAGCGGGTTCTGGTGCTGGGGTAGATGTCGGGACTGATGTAGGTTTAATTGGAACTACTGGACGAACAGAACCACCTTCATATTCTGATGTTATGCCACCTCTTCCACCTGCACCACCTGCACCACCACCTACACCAACGTATCTCGGTGATCGTGCTAGACAAGACGGTATTCTATATGATGTTACAGCATTGGACGGTTCTCAACCTGCTAGTGTTGTAGGTTCTGGTGGTCCAGCAACTGTAGGCGATGCATCACAGAAATCTACTGATGAACTGAAAAAAGAAATCGATGCTTTGTGTTACATTTATGAAAGTATAATACCTGCTTTTGGTTCCCAACAACTCAAGGCAGAAAAACAAATAGTATTGAGATCATCATCTCGCCCCGTTGTCATGGCATTCTATCAGCAACTTATGAATATGGTTCGTCAACATTTTCAATCAAGTGGCATGCGTGTTGGTGTGATCGTGTCGCCTGAGTCTATGGGTATGGGCGCTGGTGGCGCTGGTGGTGGTGGTAGTTTGTCTGAAGGTAGTCCATTGCCTGGCTTTGGTTCAAATGTGAGAATCAATAGACACGGTGATAATGTCTTGGATCAGGAAGCAGATGTCCGCCGAGAATCACAAGGCGTGCTTCGTGGTGGACGTAATTACAGAAGTATCATACAGTCAAGGATTCCTACTAATTTACCCGAATTGAAAACAGCCCCTTCTAGATTGCCATTGATGCGATCATTTGCCAACACACCAATGCCAGGAAGAATTAGAATTGCTAAACATTCTATTGCTGGTATTAATCTTCGCTAAATGTTACTTTTTTTTTGTCTTGAGGTTCTGGAGGTGGAGATTGTGGAGCTGGATTATTTGATGTTGGAAAATACAAAACGAATTTTTTGTTTTTTTCTGCGCGTATAAATTTAAAATCGCATGTGTACGCTGGCAATGCTTGAATTTTTATATTTTCCATAATCTATAATCTATATTAATGCCTACTTTACAAATTACTGTATCCGAACCGAACGCCGAAATTCAAGTACTCCAAGATATCAAAGCACAACCAATGACACTAACCGGTGTATCTATTAAGTGGGGTTTGCCTTCTGCTGGTTCTCCTGCTCTTCAAAATGGTGCGTTGGTTGACCTTGGTGAACTCGGTGCGTCTTCTAGACAGATCACCGGATATACAAAAGAATATGGTCCACATTCTTATCTATATCTTCCTCGACCAGGATACATGCAAAACACAGGAACAACTGAAGCACTTCAGTTCAATGAATTGTGTAAATACTATCCATTGAATCTGAATTTTAATTGCGATGATATCCGCCGTAGTTTTGTGGTGAGGACTATGGCAAATAGTACTGACGGTGGTGATACTGAATTTAGTGCAACTGAACTACAGGAATACACACTGTGGTTCAATTATACAGAACATGACGTACATGCATGAGTTATTGGGAAATGGGAAACTGAGACGAGTATACAGATTTAGAATATGTAGAATTTTATAGTAATTTGGTTAGATATATTTTTTTGATTTATTTTTTCAACATATAATTATGTAGCTCACTTCTCAATTCACAGTTTCCCAATATAACTCACCCCAATAGAATATAGATTTATTTTCATTATTTATAATATTGTATTAAATAAATGAGTATCCAACAACGTATAGATAATTTAGAAAAAGAACTGATTGCAGATGTAGCAAAACAGGAAAGAGAATACAAAGCATATTCTAAAAGATTTGAAGCAGATGTAATTAAATATACTAAACAAGTACAAGACAATCCACGTGACTGGACAGGGCGTTCTGCAAAAGATGGAAAAATTTATTTTGAGGGAAATGCTAAATATCCGTCCGGTTACTATACACCTAAACAACACGGACGTATTAGAGCATCACAAATTTATGCTCACAATCAACAGTTTAAACCGTGGACAGTTCCAAAGAAAGTTGGATTCAAATATGCACCAGCACGAGACGGTAAGGTTCTTTGGGAAGGTTCAGAAAATGTAAAATCTCAATATGTTACACCTGCTCAGTACGCAAAACTCGCTGTGACTAATACAGAGTTACAAAAAAATGGATACGATAAGCCATGGTACGAACAAGTCAAAAATAGTTTAAAAGAAGAATTTAGTGGTGAACAGATGAAGCGTGCAGGTGTATTCGGTTTCAAAAGTATACTAATGGATACGAATTTTCTAAGTGATGCATTCCGTGATACAAACAAAGCAATGGAAGAAGCAGATGAATATTCGGGTAAAGATTTTGCTATTGATTCTGCTATACTTGCGTTATCTATTGTTGGGGGTGAATTGGCGGGTCCATTCGTTGGACGTGCTATACAAGATCTTAAAGGATCATTAGACGGCGTAATTGCTACAGCAGTAAGAGACGGTAGCGTGGTTGCTCAAGATGGTTCATTAATTTTACTAAACGATGCAGAAAAAGCACGCCTACAAAGACTGTCTGCCGTTGAAGATGAAAAATGGGCTGAGCAAATACAAGATTACGAGAATAAACCCAGACCAAAAGAAGAAATAGATAGATCACAGCCAAAAGAAGAAGTAGATAGATCACAGCCAAAAGAAGAAATAGAAGAAACAAAGGAAGAAGGTGAATTACAAGAATTTAAGAGCGAAGAACCAGATGGACCAGCATTACAAACCATCACTGAAGATTCCCTCGAAGAGCAGTTAGAAGAGCTAGAAGAACTCGCCGAACAACGCATGCAAGAGAGTATGCAGAATTTAGAAGATCTTGTTAAAGCAAATGAAACGGCTAAAATATTTGCTGGCGACGATACGGAACGATTCGTAAATTCAATGAATGAATTACAATCACAAACTGACTTATTTATAGCTGAACAAAAAGAAATTATTCGAGCAAATGAAACGGCTAAGATACGTGCACGTGTAACATCGCAAGAAGCACAAGGCACTGCTCAGAGTGTTAATACACGTATGACTCAACTACTTGCAGATTTAGACAATAATATGGATACTAATTTTGCTCAATTTGAAATAAGACAACGGGCAAGATATGATGCAGCAGTAAGAGCAACATTACTTGAACAACAGCAAATGTATGAAGCACTTGGCAATCGTGCAGTAGCTGGTGCTATTGGTAGTGTTTTACATGGTATGAAACAAAACGATGATACACGGAGAAAAATTAGAGATGACCCAGAACAAACACAAGAAGCAGAAGCACCGCCAGAAACACTACCAGAAGCACCGCCAGAAACACTACCAGAAGCACCACCAACAGAAGCACCACCAGAAGCACCACCCGGAACACATGTAATGCCAGATGGTACTGTTATGGAAGGCGATACTCACCCTGAAACACAAGACCCATATTCCGAATATGATGACATTTCTACGTTTAATACACAACAAAGACAACGCCCGAAAATCCTCGGTTACATTTACTATCCAGCAAACCAAGAACAAGATTATTTAAATCAGTATGTCAAATTTTAAAATTTTATTATATGTATAACACTATAAACAACTTATCGTATTAAATGAACTCCCAATTAGCATCTAATGAATCATCTGCGATTATCGCGACAGTGGACTCTGTAGAAGACTCTGCTTTGTCTGTATTTTCTTACAGTTTGGATAAGTATGTACCATCTCATGCATTTCAGAAAATCGAAATTGATGCAGTGAACAGTGGTACTAATCAGAAACGCTCAGGTACTCTTGTATACAATCTTCCTAAAATTGCATGGTTGCGTTCTATGTATTTGCAGATTGATGTCGGATACACAATTCCTAATGATCAGACCTACATTGAACCTGGTGGCATTGGTTGGTTGAAGCTTATCGAACGTATCACTTTTGAATCTGCGACTAGAGAATTGTATACTCTTTCACGTGAAGCAATTCAATGCATGGTTAGTGATCTGTCAGCCGAAGCACAGCAGTGTATCGGTGCTACTCTGCACTCAACAGTAGACCCGCTTCAGCGTGGTATTGGTAATGTCGCAGATTCAGCTGATGCAGATAAACTTGATACGGTTGACTTTGGTTTAACTGCCTCTCAAGATGGTGGATTTGTTCGAGTGTCTATTCCTCTGTTGTTCTGTACCCAGTATATCACTAAATTGTGCCCAGCTCTGCAGTTCTGGGAGCCATCGCGTTGTACTGTCAATTTGTCTAGCGATTGGTCATTTCCTTTTATTGTGAATTGCCAGCAACTCGCTGGTCAAGCTCAAGAGATTGGACAGATGGGACCGGTTGAAGCAGCTCAAAATATAAATATCCAAAACACTAAACTTCTATGCACTTTTTTGCAACTTCCACGTGAACAAGAGCAAGCGGTTATCGCTGACAATTACAGCACAGGCAATCTAACATCGCTTACATTCAACACGGAGCGTATTACGCCTATTAAGTGGACTTTGCCTCAAGCTGATGCAGTGCAACCCGTTATTACAATTCCTATCAAATCTACCAAGGTAATCAGTGCAATTTATCTAATTGTAGAAGCGACTAACATGCCCACCGGTTACGTATGGGGTAATATTGATAAACGCGCGACCGGTATCGCATTGAATGTGCCTCTCCCTATCAAGTATTTGACATTCGAAGCTAACGGTGAAAAGATTGTCAATGAAGTGGAAGCCAAGCATTTCTCGTGCTACGGTCGCCCAACTATGAGCGGTGAACATGGTGGTATATATGCAACTAATCCAAAGCAGGACGGATTTAAAAAGCGTATTAGTCCTTTGGTCGCTTCTGGACCCGCAGCAGGTGGAATTGTTCCTTACATCACCGATTATTTGGGTGTCGGTCTTGATTCATTTGACGCAATGAACAATTGTTATGTATACAAAATTGATATTGGTCAGTTATCAGCCAATAAGACGTTTTCTTCTGGTTACTTGTCGCTTCGTGAATTGTCGAACCCGCGTATTAGTTTCCAAATGGATACTCAAATCGTATACAATAGTATTGATGGCACAGCAAATGTTGCCCAGCGTCGACATGGTGTGGAACCGATTCCACTCGGTATTTTCGCGTCTCGTGATGGAGCTACTGTTCCTCATGCTGGTGCAAGCATGAAAGCTACTGTTGTGTTGCAGACTGGTGCCTTAACGACGATAAATGGCAGTGATGGTCGCGTGCTTAACGTTCTCAGCAATTAAATTATTGATGTGTTCTAATTAAAAATAAATATATATACAATAATATACAAAACCTTTAATCGTATAATTATATAATGGATCCTCAGCTTAGCAGTAACGCCAATTCCGCACTCGTTGCAGTTTTAGACAAACTCCCTCAAGCACAGTTTAACCCTTTTGAATACAGCGTTTCAAAATTCATCCCCCCACACGCGAATCAGACCCAGCGTATTCTGCCCGAATCTCAAGGACAGTGTGTTCCTGGTGGGACTAGTGTATTTCAACTTCCTAAAATTGGTCTTTTGACTGATTCTGTCATTGAGTTTGAACTCGAGTGGGACTCTATAGATGCCGATACAGTTGATGCAGCTGGTGTTGGTCTTGTTCTTGCTGGTCTGCCTGTTCTGCAGGGTGGTGGTCGTGGTTTTCTTGATATGATTGAACGTATTACTTTTGAAAACTCAAATCGTGAAATTTTCACTTTGTCCGCTGATGCAATCCTCGCTCTATACAGTGACCTTTCACTCGAAAATCGTATGTCTTTTTGCAAAGCTGTGGGAGCTGTTAGTGATCCATTCGGTGCCCCTTTCTATCCGGGACAACCTGGTCGAGCTGCCGGTGGTTCTAATAGCACCGATGGACGACAGAAGTTCGCATGTCCTCTGTTGATGTGTATCACTGCTGATCCCGCACTCATGAGTATGCTCAGCTTCCTTGAACCGTGTCAGGTCAAGATTAAGTGGGCAAATAAGTGGAATAACTTCGGTGCATGTTATCTCGGTTCTAATGTTGCTGCTGGTGCTGATTCTGGTGCTTACACTGCTGCTGCACTTTTGCCACCAACAGTTGCTGCCACTGATACACAGCCTGGACGGTGTGTGTTTATGAATGGTCTCAGTATTAATCAGGCATCTCTCCGTCTTAACTGCAATTTTGCTCAGCTTCCTCAGCAGATTACCTCAAAGCTTGTGGAAGATAATTTCGGCAGTGGTTCTCTCTCCCAGCTTACTTGGGATATGGAACAGCTCCCCCCTGTCACTGTTGCATTACCCAAGCTCGGAGAAGTTCTTGCCGCAATTTCAATTCCAATTCAGACTGCAAAGTGTGTGAGTGATATTTATGTAATGATGTATATCCCTCGTGATAACATGCGGGACCTTAACGAAGGCACAGCCGAGGAACTGCTAGCTAACGGAAGAGGCATTCTCGGTGGCTCCAATGCACCCCTTCCTCTTGAATCATTGGCGTTATACGGCAGTGGTCAAGTTCTGATGGATACTACACCTGCACAAACTCTCGCCGCATATAGCCGACGCACTATGAGTGGTGAAAACGGTGGCTGGTATGCTACGTCTACACATCAAGGTGGATGGCAGAACAGATTCGCTGAGTCTGTAATCTATCACACTAACGGAGCTACTGCCGATATTAGTGCTTTCCTAAGAACGAGTACTGTTAATAAGAGCACTGGGCACACAAACCAAGCCGGATACACGGATGCTCTCAATTCTTGCTTTATTTATAAGATTCCCATTGCAAAGTTGAGTAGCAATAAAAATTTCCTTGCCAATACTTTGTCTGCGCGCGAGCTTGCCAACTTCCATGTAGACGTGAAGATTCCCACGTGGTTTTCTCCAGATGGTGGTCAGGAAGCTATTCGAGGCAGCGGAAATATTCCTAATAGTACTTACGGTGGTGATTGGTATTCTACCGATACTGTCCCTCGCAATGCTGTCATCTCTGTTGTGCTTAGAACTCAGGGTATTACACAGACGGATTCCCAATCTGGGCGCGTTACTAGCGTGCTTTCCAATTAGTTAAGCAATTTATGACACGACCTTTACTCATTGGTAGTTCACTTTCTAAATAATTATATATCTGTAATATTGATAAATGGCAGAATCACAAAATTTTGCTTCTGGTGCTATACTACGTACAAATCCAGTATTAGGATTTTTACAACCCAAAACAATACCAGAAGAAGTTGAAAATTCAAAAGAACAACCAGTCAATAATAAACCAAAAAACGAAATTCCAAATTTAGAACCAACTATTGCACCACCGGTTGAAAATCATGAAGCAATTAATCCATTCGATGTACACAGTATGCCGACGAACTTTATGGCTTTGTTGGTTGCCAGTCGTCGTAGTGGTAAAAGTGCACTAACAGAATACTTATTGAAAGAACTTCAAACAAAAAAACGATTTACACATATTTTCTTAATATCTCCAAGTGACGCTGGATTCAAACCGGATATACCCAAGAAATACCGTTCAAAAGATTTGGGTAAGATTCGCTGGATTATGGATAAACAAATTGAAGTCGCTGAGCACAATCGAAAACAAACAAAAAAGAAAGATCAGATAAAACAACGTGTTGCCTTGATTGTGGATGATGCAGGACATATGTCTGAGTTGCACCGTAATGATGACCTCAAAGAACTCGCCATGATTGGTCGGCATATCGGGCACCCTACATCAGACCCTATGGAAAATAATGGAATAAGCACTTTTGTACTCTCACAGGCTATGACAGCTGTTTCTCCTAAAATGCGAAGAAATTGTGACATTGTTTTTTGTAATAACATAGCCAGTGCAACTGAACTTGATACGTGCCTAAATGAAGGTGGATTTTACACGAATTCCAACACAAAAAACAAATCACAAGCACGAGAATTATTTCATGAATTGGTTCGAGAAAAGCCGTATAGATTTCTGGCTATTGAAAATTATAGAGCAAATAAAAATAATATAAATGACTATGTGAAGTCTGTCGACGCTGACATAGACTATAAGCATAAGCGGTTGTTTGGCAATGCTAGTGATGATGAGTCAGACGATGATTTAACAAGCGCATTAAATAAAATGTGATGATAATAAATGCCCTATTCCATAATTATAACATTCAGTATTTCTCAGATTGTACAAACATGTTTCTTAGCTTGGCTGTGGTTGAAGATGCACAAGAATAGTCCTTTACTATTAGAATACAACACAGAATATCCTATTGCTTTTCCATCAGCCCCGTATAAGATTGATTAATTATATATCGTATACTATAAATGGCTGATTATCACAAATGCGCACGCGAAACAGGAAAATGTAAAGGACTGGGTCAGGGAATTAAAGGCTATCATGCATGTGCTAAAAAATCTAATTGTAAGAAACCAGATCGTGAAAAAGTAGCAAAAATTGCAGGAAAGATAAAGAAGAGTACTGCTAAATCAAAAATTGCAAAACTTGTTAAAAAAAAAGTTGGTACAAAAAAAGTTGGTACAAAGAAAGCACCAGCCAAAGCACCAGCCAAAGCACCAGCCAAAGCACCAGCAACCAAAGCACCAGCAACCAAAGCACCAGCCAAAGCACCAGCAACAACACCATCATCAAAATTCTTAACAGATGCACAGGAAAAACGTGTTGAAAAATTCATTAAAGATCATGCATACATGACTAAAACAAATATGCGTACTGAGTTAGGTGATTTTGTTAAACAAAAATTAAAAAAAGTTGGTGAAACTGCTCGACTGTCTGCGTACATTGTCGATAAGTTGAAAGGATACAAAAAAGGTAAATTTGATTCTAAATTAACCGCATTGATATAATTATTTTTTCAAATGTATTTTATCAATTTGATACGCCTTACTCTTTGGATTCACTGATGCATACAAACGTGCATATGCCCACTGCTCGGGACTCCTGACATTCGGTCGAACGCTTTTTGGGTTCGTCTTGTATGCACCGATACCCTTGTTGAAAATTGTACGTAAACCTGAAATTTTGTATCCTGTCAATCGTGAAATATCTTTTATACTATTACTTTGTGCAAGAGGTTGTTTATATTTTTTATTAAATTGTTGTTTATACGTTTGCGTCATTTTATTTTTTTATTTATAATCTTATAATATATTAAACACTATAATTCATGCCAACTAAATTTGGAGTACCCGAAAATCCAAGCTCATACCCAGCAAATCAATACAACACAGGACGCCCTGGACCGCTCAACAAGAATCCTGAACTATCTACCAGAAAAGAATCATTGCGTAAAACATTTCAACCAGCGCTAGGCTACTATTACAACCGCGGTGGATACAGTAATGGTGCCGGTATGACTGGTATGAAATACTCAAATACTGATGCGCGCGTAGATCCTGAGCTGTCACAGATGCCGTTTGAAAATGCTGGTAATACTTACTATACTCCGAAGTACAGATCACAGCAAATCGACATTACAAAACCGCATCATCAGGTAGAACATGAACATGAACCACCGCGAAAGAATGATGTTCCAGTACCAACTATGCCACAACCTACTCAACGCAAATCAATGCAAATTGATATGCCAGAATAATATATTATATACAATTAAATGACAAAAATAACAATCGAAACACTTATTGAAGGTATCAATCAGAATCGTATTTCTGGATACGCTAATTACAATTCAAAAAACATTACTGGTACTGGTCCATTGCCTGTTGCACGTTTTGAGAAAGATGTATTCCTTTCAAATACACAAGACTTTAATTTGCCATACTCTATGGACAGAGCACAATTTTCTTTAGAAGATTACCTCCAATTTAAATACCTAGCAAAGGCGGAAGAAATGACTGGTTACAGAAATGATAAGAACTATCGAGGGTATCGAGCTGAGACCAAGGAATCATTCCTTGGCAATGGCTTGAATCCAAAGTGGGCGGGCAATGCTCCGGGATTGGGTGCGGGTGCCTGGACTGGTGGTTTTATTGAAAATGCATTGGAAGCACAGAAGAATGTACTGCCTTCTATGGGACATCCCAATGGACGTGTAGTGAGTGATTCTGGAGGCGATTACACTGTTCAACAACCAAATCCATTTCCCGTTTTTCTTGATGTGACTCTGAAATAAAATCATATGTATATAATAAACAATATGTATTCTCGAACTTCAACCAAAGGCTCAAAATCAGTCACTCGACCCGGGGACCTCGACTACAGTACGAAGCGTGGTGATTCAATGTTCCACCGCGGTGGAAAGGATGTGAAAGAAAAACGTGACCCATTCCGTAAAATGAGGGCTACGAAATCTGCGCCAACCGTACGCCCTGGTGTAAGTGTTACTGGCGTAGCTCGCAGGCGAGCTACTGCAAAGCGTGCTGGTACAAAAGGCTCGAAATCCAAAACACGTCCTTCTGAGCTCGATTTCACTACAAAGAAGACTTCAAAGGATTTTAACCGCTCCGGTAAGCGTCAAACAACTCGGCAGGGAAGCACTGCCAAAGCATCACCGTTCAAGAGCATTGCTCATGCAAAGCGAGAAATGGCGAAAGCAAAAAAATTTATTGATGGAAAATGATTATTTAAAGACAAACAGAACTAATAGAAACTAAACAGAACTAAAATATGCCCAACTACCAACAGACGAAGATTTATAAAATCGTAAGCAATCAAACGGATAAAATTTATGTTGGGTCCACGTGCCAACCGTATTTGTCTTCTCGTATGAATGGTCACCGTCATGATTACAAAAACCCTGATACTCGATCACAATGCGAGTCTGTACAAATCATGAAATATAAAGATGCAAAAATCAGATTGATTGAAAATTATCCCTGCTGTTCCAGAGAAGAACAATTAATGCGTGAACAGTTCTTCATTGATACAATGAAATGTGTCAATAAGTACGCTAGTTACACATCTCCTGAAGATTTAGCAAAGTGGCGCCAAGAATGGACTAAAAATAATCCTGAAAAAATGAAAGTACATCGTGAAAAAATGAAAGTAAAAAAAAATACATGCCCGTTGTGTTATTGTAAATTAGCTATACAGCATCAAGCTAGACATATAAAAACTTGTTTCAGTAAATCAGTTGACGGATTAAACCAAATTCTATTAGAAGAAAAAAAAGAATTATCATCTACAGAAAAGCGCGAAAACATATGTTTATACAAAAGACGATATAATAATTGGAATCGTTCAATGGAAGGACTTAATAAGATCTGCATCGATTAATTAATAAATGCCTGATTATTCACAAGGAAAAATATATAAGATTGTCTCGACAAACTCGACTAAATGCTTTATAGGATTTACATGTCAAAAATACCTATGTAAAATATATGGAAACCATCGTACATCGTGGCGAAAGCAAAATAATAAATATACTTCACGCCACATTTTTGACGCTGGCGGTACATGTAAAATCGTGTTGATACAATCGTTTCCGTGTAAATATCAATACGAGCTGAAAGAACGTGAGAAATTCTACATTGAATTAATGAATTGTGTAAATTAAATCTGTATAGATTAGTAATACAACATGCCCTTTACTGCAAAGCGTCAACCAAATGGAAAATGGAAATTATGGAATGAGCACAAGAAAGTATACGCCAAGAAAGAATTTCTTTCAAAAAAAACTGCGTTGTCAGCTGGTATGAATTATTTACGGTATCGTCGCGAAGTAGGTTACATCATTGGTAATAAAATATTGGTAAAAAATAAACAAACAAAATGATCTTTGCAATCTCTGCACTAATCATAGCCATTGCAATGAGTATAAATACTGTACTGAATACCCTAGCAAATGCACCAAGAAAAATATTCAAATGTTATGAGATGACACATTTAAATTATCTTTCTGATTCTTCTGAAGAAGAAGAAATTGATTATACATGTGAGGAAGAGAAATCTGAATGTGATACAGATGAGCCCTACTGGTTCGATTTGCCGGTCCTCAAAAAAAGTAAATCTGATACCGAATGCACATACGATATCAACAGTCCAAACATCAAACGCCCGACATTAACCAAGCGCCCGACACTATCAAAGCCAATTAATATTATAGAAAAGTATAACAATTCTTCTATTTATTAAATTCGATTTTCCGAACATGTTGTCTTACATTAGGTGATAATGAATGTTCAATTTTATCCAGTGACACAGCTGATGGTGCTGGTATAGAAATTCGTGGGTCTTCATTCTCATCTATAGGTAACACATCGCGCTTACAGTGTATACAACCACAGTCGACAGTTGTACACCTAGATTTTGATACGGTGTATAGTATTGATACTATGCTGGCTGATATTGCTGAGAGGAGTAGTGTCCATTCGGTGGCATTATAACTTGACATATTTATTGTATAAGGTTATAATTAAATGATAATCCAATCTATACTATTCAGGAAAAGTATATATCACACACGAGCCACAGCTATGCGATGGTTACGCATTCATAAATATAAAACATCGATAAATCCCGATCCTAACCCAGACTCAAAAAATTGGCACAGATTTCGCCAGGTGCAAGTTAATGAATTTCAACCGGATTCGTTTCGCATATACAAGTACAATGATTCGATACATTTTGTGATTGGTAAATTAAAAAAAGTAACTGAAGAAAGATGAATTTTGTTCTTGTGGATATAAATCAATCGGAATTACACACATACGTTCTCCAGTATAGTAAGCATAGTTTTTCGTACCGATATCTTCCCATTCAGTCAGTGCGTATTCTATACTACGATTCCGTACGGGTTGATAATCTAGTAGAGGTGCTGTTGTGTTAGTATTTCCCATAATATTATAATACATATAATATAATATAAAAATGGAATTATACGAAATCAATCGTACACTTAATCATAAGAGTAAAAAAGCTTTTCAGGCAGTTTTTAAAAAGGAAAATGGAAAATTTAAAAAGGTTAGATTTGGATCTGAGTCTAACTATGTGCTTAACCCAAGCAAAACAGATGCGGATAGAAAAGCATATATCGCTAGGCACAAAGTACGTGAAAATTGGAACGATCCAACCTCACCTGGTGCTCTGAGTAGGTTTTTACTGTGGGGTGAGTCCAGAAAGCTAAAGAAAAATATTAAATTATTTAAACACCGATTCCAAATATGATATTACTGCCTATGCATCTAATTGAGAAAGTATATTCATTTGACTCCACTTACCGAGAAGTATATAATATAGTTCTTGAAGAATTAATGTATTACTTCATGCAAGAAAAAGAATTAACAGATTTTCTTGTAGACCAGGAAATAAATCGAAATATTTTTGAATGGTCAAGTAGTATATCGATTGATAGTATATTATATAATTAATTATGAGAGTATTGGGAAATGGGAAACTGAGATGAGTATACAGATTTAGAATATGTAGAATTTTATAGTAATTTGGTTAGATATATTTTTTTGATTTATTTTTTCAACATATAATTATGTAGCTCACTTCTCGATTCACAGTTTCCCAATAATAGAATAGAATAGAATATAGATTTCTTTTAATTGTTATAAATATCATACCTTCTTACATTTACTTCCTTCTTGGTGGCGTTTCATATGTCTTTTTACTGTCATAAACCCACATATGGAACACGGATGTTTTATACTCTGCTTCAGAAGAATGTTTTGTTTTTTTGTTTCTTGCTCTTCAATAATGGATTCTGGGCTGAGCTGTCTTTTCTTGCATCTACTGCCTTCTTGGTGTCTTTTCAAGTTCTTATAGATACATTCGAATCCGCAGTGCTGACACGTAACTGCTATGTTACTTTTACCACTAACTTTTTTACTATTGAAACTCTTTTGCTTTTTGAGAATCCACTCAGTAGCATCGTCACTGAGTATATCATAAAATTCTAACATAGCTAATTGAGTGTATTGTCTAAGGCTAGCATCACAGTGATTAAGGTCATCATTGAGTATGTTCCATGTATTGTCATACAAAAAATTGTCCTTCTGCATCAATAGCAGATGCCAATACATCGCAATTTTAGAAACCCTTTCATCACCAGTAATATTTTCCATAAATTCTACCTTTGCATTGGGGCGAGTGATCCTATGTTTTTTTATTACATCTTCTATGGGTGTATCATGTTTGGTTGTGCCAATGTACACATGTGTGGGCTGGCTTACGCTAGTTACTTTGTAGACAGTATATGTTTGGTGAATCATTATTATCTGTAGTGTTCTTTGTGTTTATGCTTTGGGAAATGGGAAATGAGGTTTGAGCATATAAAGTAAATTTTATTTTTATAAAATATAAAAGTAAATATTATTTTTATAAAATATTAAATAAAAGTAGAAATTATTATTATATAAAAAAAAATATAATTTTATTTTTATAAAATATAAAAGTAAATATTTCAAATTAAATCTCATTAATTGAAACCACACAGCACAG